AGGATCAAACGGAAAGATGGTCAGGAGACTACAATGATACTAGAGATAAAGCCAGAGTCACAGACGAAACAACCTGTGCGGAGACGTAAAACGGCACGCTTTATCCAAGAGTCGGCAACATATGCCTTGAACCAAGAAAAGTGGAGAGCTGCCGATTTGTTCTGTAAGGAACATGGTTGGCAATTCAAAGTATTAACTGAAAAAGACTTAGGCATATGAGATAAATAGAAGATGGCAAAACTACTTGACAGAATTAAAGCATCACTCGCAAAAGAGGGATTAACACCTAGAACCAATGCTTCTAGGGCATGGTTGCGAGCAAAAGTAAAAGACTTAAAACCCACTTCATCCGGATTGATGAGAGACAAAGACAGACTTAAAAATACATCCATGATTGGAAAAATGTATTTTTATTTCTATGATCCAAAGACAAAAGATACAATGCCTTACTATGACCGATTTCCATTGGTGATTCCAATTGAACGGTATAATGATGGATTTTTAGGTTTGAATTTACATTATATTCATCCTAAACACCGAATGATTTTATTAGACAAATTGAGTGATACAATATCTAATGATACTTATGATGAAAAAACAAAGTTAAAAATTAATTATAGATATTTGGCTGCAGCTTCTAGGATATTTGAAGCAAATCCCTGTATCAAAAGATATCTATTTACACAGATTGAATCCAGATTTTTGGAAATCACCGCAGATGAATGGGACATTGCAGCAATGTTACCCGTTGAATCATTTGTTGGTGCTTCTACTAGTAAAGTTTATGCAGACTCAAAGAAAAAATTCTAATGGCATTTTCACCAAATTTATTTTTAGCAAATATTAGGTCAAAAGATGGTCCAGCTAAAACTTCACGATTTGAAGTTATTCTTCCTATTCCTCCTTACATTAATTCATTTGTTGGTAACTCAATTCTTGAAAAGATTTTAAATTTTCCAAACTCAATTTTTAGTGATGTATCAGATGCAATTAATTCTGCTTTAGGAAGACCTGGTGCTCAAGAAGATTCAAATGGTTATTCCAGAACATCTAATGCGTCACTATCTAGAAATTTAGCATTACAATGTGAATCGGCAGAGTTGCCTGGTAAAACATTGACAACAGCTGATGTTAAAATATATGGTCCAACTTATAAAGTTCCCTATCAAACACAATATGGTGATACATCATTAACTTTTCTATGCACAAATGAATTCTATGAAAGAAAATTATTTGATCGTTGGATGGAAGCAATACACCCAACAGATACAAACAATCTAAGATTTCCAAAAGGTGATGAATCTAGATACATGACAAATATTAAAATTATTCAATATGATGATTTTATTAAACAGATTTATGCAGTTGAATTGATTGATGCATTTCCAATTGGTGTGGCATCACAAGCAGTCAATTGGTCAGATGATGCATTTCACCGTCTTCAAGTACAGTTTGCATATCAACAATATAAAATAATTTACGAAGGTACTTATGACCTTGGCGCTGCGGCGGCCGCATTGTTTGGCGCTGCAGGATCAAGATTGTTACCTTTTGGGCGAGCACTTTAATTTTTTAAAAAAGCGAGGATATTATGTTACCAAAGTTAGACATACCAATTTATGAAACTACATTAATTTCAACAGGCAAAACAATTAAGTTTCGGCCTTTTTTGGTTAAAGAACAAAAAATCTTTCTAATGGCTGCACAGTCAGAAGATTCAAAAGAAGTTATCAATTCAATCAAACAAGTGTTAACGAACTGTGTGGTTGATGACACAGATGTTTCTAAGTTACCTGTTTTTGACTTAGAGAATCTATTCTTAAATCTTAGAGCTAGGTCAGTTGGTGAAAAAGTAGAATTAAATTATGTATGCAATAATTTAGTTAAAAATGATAAAGATGAAGATGTTCAATGTGCTGGTAAAATAAAATTAGATATTGATCTGATGGATATTAAACCAACAAAAAACGAAGAACATTCTAATAAAATTATGCTTACCGATAAGTTAGGCATAGTAATGAAGTATCCAAGTTTTGATATTATTAGTAAATTGAATATTCAAACTGAAAGTGATTTATTGCAATTAATTATTGCTTGTATTGATTATATTTTTGATGAAGAAAAAATATATTATGCCAAAGATTCAACTGAACAAGAATTAACAGATTTCATTGAAACTATGCAACAATCGGACATAGTAAAAATTCAAAAGTTTTTTGAAACTATGCCAAAGATTTCTAAAGATGTAGAGTTCAAATGTAAGAAATGTGGTTACGAAGAAAAAACTACGATTGAAGGCATTCAAAATTTTTTCGGATAATTCTAAATTATGAGTCCCTTGGTAACTACTATCAAACTAACTTTGCACTTATGCAACATCACAAATATAGTTTGACGGAATTGGATATGATGATTCCTTGGGAAAGAGATATTTACATTTCATTGTTGGTTGAATATCTGGAAGTAGAGAATGAAAAACTTAAAGCTCAACAGAGAGTAAAACACTAATGAGTAGACTAGCAGAAATATACAAATCGGAAAAGAATCGTGGTGGTGGATTAGGTTCCACCTTAGGTAAAGCCGCACTTGAAAAAATTGATCCAAGAAAGATTTTCAATCAACAAGGATTGATGGCTGCAATGTTACCGTCTTTATTTAAAGCGTATAGTGCGACATCAAAATCGAACATCATGTCTTCCAGATTAACTCCACCTAGTTTAAATACGGGCGCTTTAGTAAATACGGGCGCTTTAAAATCACAAATGGATGATATCGCAGTTAATACAAGATTGACTGCAAAAAATACAATGGTGTTGCCAATGATGGCAAGAGATTCGAATTTGACAAAATTAAACATTATGAAATTAGTCAAATTGCAGGGTGGCCAAGCATCAAAAAAATCTGATATGTTTTGGAAAGATTCTGCTGCAAGAGAAAAAGAATATGAGTCAAAGTTTTCAAAAGAAAAATCAAAATCAGCACCATCATCAGGTGCAGGTGCTGCAGCAAGTACTGGTAAAGCAGGTGGACTAAAAGGTATTGGTTTAGACTTTTTATCATCACTCGCTGGTGGAATCGGTAAAGGTGTGGGTATAGCTGCTATAGGCCTTGGCATCGGCGGTTTCTTTGCAGGACTAGCAGCTGGTGGTGCAGCAGTAACCGCATTGGGTGGCGCTAGTGGTGTTAAAGATATGTTGGTCAATCTTGCAGAAGGATTAGGAGCATTTAGTGGAACATCATTTTTAGCTCTTGGTGCATTATTGGGTGCTGGTATGTTATTTGGTCCTTCTGGTTCAAATCCAGGAAAAGGCCTTTTCAAGGGAATCAATATGTCAATTGGTATTGCATCAATTGGTTTAGGTCTAGGTGGTTTTCTTGCTGGTTTAGCTGCAGGTGGCGCAGGCATAGCTCTATTAGGCGGAAGCGGCGGTGTTAAACAGATGATGATTGACCTCGCAGAAGGTCTTAATGCATTTAATCCAAGTAATATGGCGGCCTTTGGTACATTGTTAGGTGCTGGTATGTTATTTGGTGCTGTTGCTGGAGGTAGTGCTGCTACGAGTGCAAAAATGTCAGTTGGTGCTGGGCTAGGTATGACCATGATTGGTTTAGGTCTAGGTGGTTTTCTTGCTGGTTTAGCTGCAGGTGGTGCAGGTATAGCTGCATTGGGAGGAAGTGGTGGTGTTAAACAGATGATGGTCGACCTTGCTGAAGGTCTTAATGCATTTAATCCAAGTAGTATGGCAGCTTTTGCTTCATTACTTGGTGCTGGCGCATTGTTTGGAGTTGTTACTGGAGTAGCTGCACCAGTCGGTCTTGCAATGATGGGTGGAACAATGTTGGGTATGACCGCCATTGGTTTAGGTCTCGGTGGTTTTCTCGCAGGTCTTGCTTTAGGTGGTGCAGGTATAGATGCATTGGGTGGAAGTGGTGGTGTTAAGCAGATGATGGTCGACCTCGCAGAAGGTCTTAATGCATTTAATCCAAGTAGTATGGCGGCCTTTGGTACATTGTTAGCAGCTGGTGGTTTATTTGGAGTTGTTACTGGAGTAGCTGCACCAGTCGGTCTTGCAATGATGGGTGGAACAATGTTGGGTATGACCGCCATTGGTTTAGGTTTAGGCGGATTTCTTGCAGGTCTTGCTTTAGGTGGTAAAGGCATTGATATGCTTGGTGGTGGTCGAGGCGTAAAAGATATGTTAGTGAATCTTGCAGAGGGACTAAATGCATTTGGTGTTCTTGATGCTGGTAATTTAGCAAAATTAGCTCTTGCAATTCCTGCATTTGGTGTTGGTATGTTAGGTTTTTTTGGTTTAAAAGGTATTGCAGGTATAGTTGAATCATTTACAGATGGTTTGAAAGGTGTGACGGATTGGATTTTTGGAAATAGTAAAACTAGCAAAACACCAATGCAACAATTGGCAGAAGATTTAAAATTATTTGAAAACATTAATGGTGACAACTTATCAAAAGTTGGCCAAGGTTTTAAAGATTTAGCATCTGGTCTATTAGGATTTGCAAAAGTAACGGAAGAAGATTTAGTTAAAGCGTCAAGAGCTGCAGCTGCAGGTGCTGCGTTAGCTAAAAATGTTCCAGTTACGGCAACAACCACAGCACCATCAGCACCATCAGCACCATCAGCACCATCAGCACCATCAGCACCAAGTACAACATCAACATCACCAACGGCTGATATGAGTGCATATAAGTCTAGAGCAGGAGTTGGTAGAGAGGGTTCTAGTTCACCTCCTGCCATAACACCAAGTACAACATCAATGTCATCTACTGCAAAAACTGGTGGCAATATGACACCTGAACAAATTGCGGCATTACAAGCGGATCCATATGCAGAAAAAAAATCTGCCACATCTAGCCCAACTAAAGAAGGTGGAATGAATTCATCAAGATTATTCAATCAAACACCACCATCAACATCACCAACGGCTGATATGAGTGCGTACAAGTCAAGAGCTGGAGTTGGTAGGGAGGGTTCTAGTTCACCTTCTAGTTCACCAATGTCACCAACAAAAGACAGTCAAAGTGGTGATGAACCAAGTGAAGAATTAATATCAAATATAAAAAGACTAGAAGGATTTGAAGCTAAAGCTAAATGGGATTATAAACAATATAGTAATGGATATGGAACAAAAGCTAATGATAAAGACGAGGTGATTGACGAAAAAGAAGCTGATAGAAGGCTTAGAGCTACAGTAAAAGAAACAAGAGATAAAGTAGTTGCATATGGAAAAAAACATAATTATGGTTTTAATTCATCACAGATAGATTCATTAACTTCTTTTGCTTATAATTTAGGACCTGGAATATTAGACAAAGTAACAGATGGTGGGAAAAGAACCATTCAAGAGATTGCAGAAGCGCTACCAAAATATAATAAAGTTACAAAAAACGGTGAGCTTGTAGTAGAACCAGGATTAAATAAAAGAAGAAATATTGAATTAGCAATGTTTAACTCCAATCCGTCATCTGGCGCAACAACAACTTTAACATCAGCTTCTCCCCCATCAAGTGGTACAGTATTAGCCTCAGCATCAACAACAATGTCAGACCAAAGAATGGGTGGAAAAACTGCATCAATGCAACCATCAACATCATCAAGTGGTACAGTATTAGCCTCAGCATCAACAACAATGTCAGACCAAAGAATGGCCGCAATGGCACCATCAGGCGGAAACACAGTTATCAATAATAAACCGGTCAATGTAGCATCTAATGCACCGTCTTCTGGTGGAAAAACTGCATCAACATATGATAATGAATTGTTCCAAACATTAGTTGGTTTTCAATCGGCATAAAAAACCCCGCACTAGGCGGGGTCCAAACAAAGTCTTATTTGTTTATTGTGCAAGTGATTTGAAGTAATCCAAATCTTCATCTTCTGTAACTGGTTTATCAATCACAGAAATATCATCATCATTAAACTTGCTTACTACGGCAGTATCAGCCTTAGATACAGGTGCAACACCTTCAAAGCCTAGAACCTTATCAAGGCGAGACTTGAGTTGGTCATAAGGTTTGAATTGTTTTTTCTCTGTGAATTCTTTCAGAGAATATTCTTTCTTCCAAAGTGCTTCGAGTTTTTCATCATCACCATCAAGCAATGCACTTGGTGTTGCGAATTCTGATTTATCGTAATTGCGATAACCTTCAACATTACGAATCTTCAACTTGAAGTTAGCACCTTCCCACAAGTCAAATGGGTTAACAGGTGTTTCATCCGCAAACTCAGGGTTCATTGCCTCAGTAATCTTATCAAAGATTTTCTTACCGAATTTGAATAAACGAATCTGACCTTCGTTGGATGGATTTGTTGGGTCTGATACGACCAGAATATTTGCAACATAACTCAACTTGCGTTTTTGTTTACGAGCAATATCTTTGTTGGCTTCAATGCCAGAGTTCCATAATGTATTGTTGTGTTCACAAACTGGGCACTTCTCATTAAGAGTTGTGAGACAGTTATCAATGAACCAACCACCAGGACCTTGAAAACCATGACTGAATGTACGAACCCATGGAAGACCATCTTCTCCGTCAATCGCAGGCGCAGGCAGAAAACGAATAACAGCCATGCCGTTACCTGCTTTGTCTACTTCTGGTTGCCAGAAACGTGTGTCATCTTTGGATCCTGCCTCAGCAGGTTGGGAGGTAGCTTCAATCGCCTTTGTTAGTGTTTTGATATCACTACGATTGCGCTTAAGATTAGCAAATGAACTCATATGTATTTCCTTGTATAATTTGTATGTTAATATATTTTCTTGTCCACATTATTCATCATATAGTGGTATATAGTCATTCAGAAAGAAGTGCTTCAAGATATTGCAAAGTTTCACCGATATCTTTATGAAGAATACCGATACCGCCTGCCTTGTTAAAAGCATTAATGATATCTTCGGTATCGTCAATCAAAATAACATCAGGCTTTGCATAGTCTGATTTATGACTTCTACCTGGAACGACATTTGGTTTGTAAGCAATACCATGCTTCTTCAACCAAACCTTTTTCTGGTCAGCAACAAGGTCGTGAAACTTTTTGCCACCAGATGATGTTAACATTTCAACTTCAACATCATATTTGCGAATGAATTTAATCAATTCTTCACCACCAGGAAACCAATCTAAGGTTTCAAATTGTCTAGTGGTGCAGAAGTTGGTCCAATTCTCACTAAATTCTTTCCTGTCTCGACTTTCATTTGGTGATTCATCATATAACTCAACCCATCTTTTTTCAAAGAAACAGAGAACACCATCCATATCCAAATAAATCTTAGAGATTTTCATTTAACACCTTTTTTAGAATCAACTTGTATTTTACATCATCTTGAGGGATAAATGCGGTATACTTGATACACTTTTGCCGAATTGCAGGCCATCGAATTGTATCGTTGATTTTACTTGTCCACATAGGAAAGAATCCTAATATCTGATTGAGTATACACAGAGTTTCAATTTGTACCTCTTTTCTCAGAACCTTGGTGAGTAATAAAGGGTAATCACCATCTGTCATTAATGCATCATTTGGATTAGTACAGTCTCTGAAAATAAGTTTACAATCATTTTCAAAGGTGTATGACAGTGACTGAATTACCTTTTGTCGTTTACGGAAATTCATATCGGCCTCTTCTTGCAACAAAGCACCGACCCATGACTTTTCATCTTCTACTAAATTCGCAACAGTGAAATTAATTAAATCATCCTTGTTGGTGTACTTACGAGACAATTTGTAGAAGTGATATTTGTCTTTACGATTTTCAAATGCTGTGACGGTGACATTAGTCTGGCCATTGTATTTAAAGTAATCGTATGAGTCAGTTGTGAAGTGAAGTTTTAGAGACTGATAGAGTCCAAAAGCTTCATAACCAGATATCATATCGGTAACCTAGCACCCTTTTCTTTTAGCATGTTATTGTCCATTGCTACATTCTCAATCTTCGCCTTTAGATTAGAGTTGATTAATGTAGCAGCCACTTCAATTTCAAGTCCAGTTAATTTGCAGTACTCTACAATCGCTTCAATGTAATTGAAGTTTGTACTTGCAACAAATTCTTCTATAGACTTGGCAAATTTTGCCATTTCATCTTTAGTTGGCATCCTGTCCTTTTGGACAATTCTTGTCCCAACATTCGTGTTGTAGCATTACACCATTATCAATCTTACAGACTGGACAAACTGATTTATCTTTCATCAACTCATTTGCAGTCCATTGCATTGCAACCGATGGTGCAACACCTTTCCATGGGTCTGTCCAAGAGTCTGAGGCACCTACGCTTGGTGAATTCAAATCACCGTCATAGATTGATTCCACCAATGGAACTTTCATAGTTTTTTGTTTTGCAATTTCAAAAGGCCATTCTTGTTTTGCTGTTATTCCAAACGGCCACTCAGATTCACCTCTTATTGTTTCAGTCCATTCATGTTCTTCTTCTGATTCATCTTCAACAAAGTCTAATGTACCTGATGGATGATAACCACAGCCACGCAAAAACATTTCAAAATGTTGCAAAATATCTGGAAGATAATCCGCACTAAATTCAATTGTAGTCTCTGCATTACGACCAGAGATATTATCTATTTGTTTGAATATGTATTTCATTTCACAATCGTTTCATAAAGGGTTTCAAATTGGTCGTGTACCGCAACTTCTTCATCATAGTTTTGTTTGAAGTAGACCTTCGCCATCTTCGCAACTATCTTCTTCGGCAACTGTAATTGCTTACTGATATCTGCAATTGCTTCACGGATATATTCTTTCTCACCCTGAGCCCGTGCCATTGAATCAGACACCTCACGGATTACTTTCAACAACTTTTCACGGTCTGCTGGG